ATGTAGCCCACCGGACCCGACGGAACCGCGGTGCCGTCGGGGCCGATGATCGGATTGATGAGGCCGTAGGGATAGCGCTTGATATCGTCTTCGGCCCAGGTCTGCTCATGACCCTGGATCTGCGCCGGCGTGAAAATCGGCTTTTCGACCGGGCTGCGCACGCTGATCTCGGCCAGCAGCGAGATGAGCATGTTGTACAGGCGCTGGGCGTCCACCGCCAGGCGGACGTGGCCCATGATGCGCTCGACGTTGTCCACGAAGAGGCGCTTGGCGTAGAACGGCACCACCGGGATGTACTTGCCGGCCACAAAGCCGCAGTCCTCCAGCACCTTGTTGCCGTCGATGATGTACTTGTGCACGCGGGTCTTCTTGACCTTCTTCGTGCGCGCCAGGATGAAGCCTTGCGCGCGCAGCTCGGCGTCCTTGGCGTCGATCTCTTCCTTGCCCGTGACCTTGACTTCCTCGCCGCTGGCCTCGTTCAGGTAGACCGCCACCTGCGTGCGCACGGCTTCGAGCTCGAAGTACTCGGCCACGTAGATCACGTCCGGCGTGAACCAGTCGAACGAGGTCATGCGCGCCACGCGGTCGAAGCTGGTGATCTGCCCCTTCGCGCGGGCCAGCGCCACCTTGCGCCGGTCCTGCCAGTCGCCCACGGTGGCCGACGGCGCGGCCTCGCCGTACTCGTCGCCGTAGTTGTCGGCCTGCATGCCCGAGATCACGAAGCAGTACGTGGCGTCTGACTTGTCGTAGCTCTTGGCGTCGATGTCGAAGAAGACGGATTGATCCGCGTCGGGAATCGCCACCAGGCGGATGCGGCGCCGGTCGCTGTCGTCGTCCTCTTCGCTTTCGTAGCTGTTCACGAAGCGGTAGGCGCCCATGCCGCCGGCCACGCCTTCTTCGAAGGCTGTGTCGTAGGCCTCCTGACCACCCGAGTCCTGCTCGTCGGCGCGGTACAGGCCGTCCAGGAAGTTGGCCGTCTTGTCGCTGCTCTTTTTGTCCTCGGGCCGGAAATCAACTGTCACGCGGTTGTTGCGATACTCGCTGAAGACGCGTGTCACCGACTGGTGCAACTTGTTGAATTCAAACTTCGGGCGGTTGGCGAACTGCTGCTCAAGGTCGCCCTCGAACTGGGCGCCGGCCACGAAGACGAAGCGGCGGTCGCGGATGCAATGCTGGCGGATGTCGCGCTGGCTGCTGTAGCAGGCGTCGAAGCGCTGCACCGCGCGCTCGTGCACCTTCTTTAGGCGCTCTTCCTTCGTTTCAGACATGGGTCGCCCTATCGCAATGGGTATGCGCGGGCGATGCTAGGCGCGCTTGCCCCAGTAGCCTACTGTTGGTAGGGGGTTTGCCACTGTGGTGGCCACCGCAGGAGCGCGCTGGATCACATCGATCGCGTCAAACATCGGGTCGAGCTGGTCGTCGTGCGCGCCGGCCGGGAATGCCTCGGCCTCGGCCAGGAGGTCGGACAACCAAGGTGCGTCGGATGGAAGCAGGACGTTGCCGGACTCGATGAACGGCGCCGCGTCATGCCCGCGGCTGATCTTGTCCTTGCTGCGCTGCACCGGCAGCACCGCCACGCCCTCGCGGCGCAGGGTCTGGATCAGGCCGGTCCCGCTCACCTTGTCCTCGACGCGCATTGCCCGCGGCTTGAATGCGCCGGCCTTGTGCTTGAACCAGAACGCGCGGGAGTGCGTCAGCAACTCAGGCGCCTCCCACTTGCCCCGCAGCTGGTCAACCAGCACCGCCTGGCCGGCCGTGGCGCGGCCCCACAACTGCAGCACCGAGTAGTCGTTTTCCTCGCCCGTCTTCTGCGCCGTGTCCACGAAAATCTCGGTGAACTCCAGCGGCGGCAGAACGGACCAGTAGCGGAACCAGCCCGTCTTGATGATGCCGCCGCCCCGCGGCGATGGGTTCTGCTGCAGCTGCCCGGCCGCGCCGTAGCTCCCAAGGGTGCGCTCAAGCTCCGCCACCTGCGCCTCGGAGAACCGCTCCGGGAACATCAGTTCGCCGGCCTCGGTGCGCGGGTCCTCCCAGCCGATCGCTGTGGTGCACTTGCGCGCCGGGTCGAAACGCATGGGAATGCACAGGTGCACGTAAGGCAGGCCCATCTCGAGGATCACCCCCGAGGTGTCCTTCTCGTTCAGCCGCTGCATGATCACCACGATCGCGCTCTTGTCGCTGTTCGTGCGCGTCGGCAGCGTTTCGGTGAACGCGATGCGCGCGGCCTCCAGCTTCGCCTCGCTGTTCGCGTTGTCCGCGCTGATTGGGTCGTCCAGGATCACGCGGTCGCCTCGAACACCGGTCATGCTGGTAAATGCGCGCGCCTGGCGCACACCCTTGCGCACGTTGCCGAATTCCCGCTTCCCATCCAGGTCGGCGGCCAGTGGCAGCGGCCAAAGGCCCTGAAACCACTCGGACTTGATCAGGTCGCGGCAGCGCCGGCTGTCCCGAATCGCCAGTGTTTCCTCGTGCGCCGTGCTCACATAGCGCATCTCAGGCAAGCCCCGCGGGCCCCATTCCCACGCCGGCCAGATCACGCCGGTGAGCAGGGATTTCATGGAGCCAGGCGGCACGTTCATCAGCAGGCGGGTGATCCGACCGTCCGTCACCGCCTCCAGGTGCATGCAGATGGCGTCGAGCGCCCAGCCCCACTTCAGTTCTGCAGCCGGCTCCAGCACGCGCCAGGCGCGCTTGGCGAATTCAGCCAGGGAGCGGCGGCACAGTTCGCGCTCGATGGCCTGCAAGTCACGCTCGGACAGCAGCATCGCGGGCGTGCATGATTTCGACCAAGGCTCCGGTGGATAGCGTAGATGGGTCCAGGCCCGGCTCGGGCGGCTCGCCCCGATCGTTCAGCTGCTTCACGGTGTCCTTGTTGGCGGCGAGCAAGTTCAAGGCAATGGCGGCTGAATCGTTCGCCAACTTCGTCAGCGCCGAAACGCCCTTCAAGTTCTCCAGCGACGTCATCGGCTCGGCGTCGTCCACTTTCGCCACCTCGCTGTTGGCCAGCGCCTGCAGCCGGTGCGCCGTCCGGGCGCCAAGCTCGGCCGCGCTGGCCAGGCTGGCGCTGATGCTGCGCAGCTTCTCCGACAGGTCGATAGCCACCTGGCGCTGGGCGGCCGGCAGCGCGCGCAAAGCGTTCTCGGCGTCAGCGAGTTTTTCCGCCACGTTTTTCACTTGGTCACTTTGTCCACTTATTCCGGCGCAACGCTTACCAATCGCGGAAGAACTCACGCCGAATTCGCGGGCCAAGGAGCGCACCGTTTCGCCGGCCAGAATGCGTCGCTCGACGTCTTGCCACTGCGCAGGGGTCAGCTTTGATGGGCGCCCCATCAGTCGCCCCCAGGCAGGCTCACTGTGAACTCGTCCCCCCGCCCCGAGATCATGGTGAGCTCTTGCCCCTGGAGCACCTTGCGCGCCAGGTCCGGCCGGGTGCGGGCGATCTCGCGCATGGCGCCGAGCTTGGCCGCCTCGGGCAGCGCGCCGCGGGCGTACAGGACCGCAACCGAGCAGTGGATGCGCGGGCGGTGGGTGGTCGGCACGATCATGCTGCAGCCTCCGCGGCCTCGATCAGGCGATCCAGCACCGCAACCGCGTCCGGGCCGTCCAGGCGGGCGAGGCTTCCGTCCACATCCTGGATGCGCAGGCGCTTGCGCTCGTCGTCGGACAACTTGCCGCCAACGATCAGGGAGCGGATCTGCTTCAGGCGGCGGGTGGTCGGGGAATCTGCCATTTGGTCATCCTTGCGCAGTTGCCTGGCGTGCGCCAGTTTTGCCCGGGGGTTTGCCCCCGCCCTGGCGAATCGAGGCCAGGTGCCAGCCGCCGCAGATGGTGCAGCGGTAGGGCCTCGTGGGCGAGCTGTCGGGGTACTTCTTGCGCAAGTGGCGCGAGCGGTCGCGGGCCTGGTTGCGCGAGTCGTACCGCACCTTGTCCAGGCAACTGCGGTGCGCTTTCTCGATCGTCACGTCGCGACCAATCCGCTCGAAGTGCGCCTTCACGGCCGGCGCAGGCCCATGGCCAAGGTTTCCTCGATCTCGGCGATGGCCACGCCGCGCGGCACCTTGCAGCGCCGCTCCACCCCGTACTGCACTCGGGACTCGGCGTAGGGGCTGGCGGTCACGGTGCGCACGATGAAGCCACGCTCGACCATCTCGCGCAGGGCCGCGTGGATGTCGCCAGACAGGTGCAGCCGCTTGCGGATCTCGGCCGCGGACCACCGGCCACCCTCGGCGTAGAGCAGCAACCACACCCGCTTGACCAGGCCCAACATCTCCTGCTTGGGCGGCGCTGGCGGGGCGGTTGCCGTCATGGCGGCGGCGAGATTGAAGGCGATGGCGCCCATGGGGGTTTTCCTCCTGCGGTTTTTCACCACTCCACGCGCACGGCCCACTCGCGGCCGCGCTCCTGCTCGTAGGCGTAGCGCACCCGTGCGCGGTCGCGGTCATCCACGCCTAGCCACTTGGCGACCTCGTCGCGCACGCCCTTAAGCGCGCCGGCCAGGTTGTCATCGTCCAAGCCGTTGCTTGGCCCGACGCGGGTCAGCGTGACCACCAGTGGGGGCGCCGGGGGCGCTGGCACGGCCGGGCGCCGGCCGGCGGACGACAGGGCCCAGGCGGTCGCCTCGCGCTCGGCGCGCACGCGCTTGGCGCGCTTGGCCCAGTGCTCCCGCACGTTCATGCCAGGCACGGTGCGGATGGGCACGACTGTCACCGCGTGCCCTCGCTCGCCCCGGGGGCCACATCCCGCGCGCGCACCCCCAGCGGCACCGTGGAGTCGGCCTCCACCGAAAAGCAGATCGGCGACGTCCCGTGGCGCGTGAAGTGCCCGTGCCTGGATCCGGCGTACAGGCGCGAGCTGGCCACGATCTTGGTCACGCCGGCGAGCTCGGCGGCTCCTGCGACCGTCCACATGCCGCCCTCGCGCCACATGGCGAGCCAGATGCGGGCCATGTCGGGGTGGTCGTCTAACGGGGTCACGTCGCCCCCTCGGCATCGACCGCGATGTCCAGCAGCGCCTCGATCACCTTGGCTTGCTTCGGCGAAAGATCAAGCCCCGACGCCACGCGCTTGTGGCATCCAACCACAAAAGCCCGTTGCCACGGGGTAAAGCAGTCGGTCGTCAGCAGTTGAACCGCGTTGCTTATTTTTTGAGCATGACTTAAACCGGACACTGGAGTGGCAAAACCGGACGAAAACCGGACACCGGACAATGTCCGGTTTCGTATGCGCGCGCGCGTGTCCGTCCGGGTGGTTTTGTCCGGGTTTTCCGGACAATCGACAGTCAAAGCCGGACAATTCATCATTCCTCGACCTCCGAGTTATCCACAGGCTGGAGCACGATCACGCGGCCCTCGGCGATGTCCAAAAGCCCGATTTCCTTGGCTTCGCTCCACGCGCGAACGAACGCTTTCTGCTTCGCCTCGGTCTTCATGTCGCCCATCGCGTCGTAGAAGTCCTTGCGCAGGGACTTGTACGGCTGCCCGTTGTGCGCGAGCTGCGCAAGCTGGGTAGTGCGCCCACCGCGGCCGGCAGCGGCCTGGCGCGCGAGCGCGGCCTGTGCCTCGGCGCCCGGGTTGATGTGCCGGGCGGCCAGCGACCGGATCGCTTCGCCGTCGGCGTCTATGCCCAGCACTTGCGAGTCGAGCTCGAACATTTCCGGGTCGAACCGCTCGCCGTCCTTCTGTTTCTCGCAGGTCAGCGTGGCCAGCAACTGGTTCTCGTCCCGAAAGCACCCAAAGAGGTAGTCGACGTTGGCCAGGATTGCGCTGGAACCGCGCGGCCGCTCGGTCGCGGCGTGGCCGGAGTGGTGAATCACCAGGACCACGCATTGCCAGCGGGCCCGAAACGCGGCGCCCAGCGCCCGCAGGTAGGCGGCCACCTCGTTGGCGCTGTTCTCTTCGCCCTCGAACGTCTGCGACATCGTGTCGACCACGACCACGGCCGGCGTCGTGCCCACACGCGCCGCGGCCTCGACCACCTTGCCGGCCTGCTTGCCGAGCATCACAGCCACGGGCACGACGTGGAACGGGAGGCTGCGCCAGTCCAGGCCGCGCTGCTGGTGCCACGCCTTGATGCGGCGCCACAGGCCCGTGCCGCCCTCGGCGGCGATGTAGACCACCGGGCCCTGCGTGGTTTTCTTGCCCATCCAGGGCAACCCGTGCGCGATGTGCAGGGCCATGTCGAGCGCCACGAAGGACTTGAACGCGCCCGAGGCCCCGAACAGCATGCCAAGCGAGTCGGCCGGCAGGATGTGCTTGATCGCCCAGGTGGTATTCG